TCAAGCTGCTTCAGCAGTCGCTAGTACTATCTGTGTACTCCCTGCTGGCGCTCAGATCCATTTCATTCACATTGATACGCTGGTTGCCTTCACCGGCTCGACCGCTGCTAACGTCACGATTGGCGATGGCTCGACCGCAGCTTTGTACTGGGCTTCTACGGACATTACGTCCCAAGGCCGTGCGGCTGTCTCTAATGCGGCTACTAAACTTGTCGCATGGTCTGGTGCTGCTTCGACCGCATCGCCATACGGTATTGGTGTTGGCCCAACGGACGTAACGATTGTTGCAACCTTGACTCCTACTGTTGCTGCTGTAACTGCTGGTACGGTTCAGTACACCATCATTTATTCGGTGGCTAACTCTGACGGTACGCAATCGCCTAGCGGCTTCCAGAACTAAGTAGGGGGCTTCGGCCCCCATAGGGGATTGATATGGCATTAGTCGGAGTTGCATCCTCGATTACGCGGATGGGTACGTTTGAGCCGTTTGAGTTGCAAGTTGCTCGCAACCAAGTTGTCGGGCACTTTTCGGTTCTTGTGTCTGGGTATAACGGGGCTGTTGGCACTTCGTACGAGACAATATGGACTGAAAGTACAATTTATGTGTACCCAGCAAGCGCAACGGTCATAAAGATTTCTAGTTCAGACGCAAACGACACTGCGGCTGGAACCGGCGCACGGACGGCTACAATTGTTGGACTTGACGGAAACTACAACCAAATCAGCGAAATAGTTTCGTTGAGCGGTCAAACATCTGTTAACACGACGAACTCATACCTTCGTGTCTTCCATCTTATGGTTAACACAGCAGGTTCCGGCGGTGCGGCGGCTGGAACTATTTATGCTGGTGTTGGGACTGTAACTTCAGGCGTCCCTGCAACTGTTTACGGAGCGTATAGCGCCAATGGTGGCTCAACCGCTTGCATCTATACCGTCCCTGCTGGCTACACAGGTTACATTTTTGATTTCCTTGCCGCAACGGGTTGCACCACAGCTAATGCGTTTACAAACATTGGACTGTATAACAGGCCGGTAAACGGTGTGTTTGACAATACACTCCAAGGACGATGTGCCAATGGCGGTGCTTTTGCAATTCCTTTGAATTATCCGTTGGTTTTCCTTGAGAAAACTGACCTTGAAGTTCGGGCAAGCGCAACAACTTCGTCTAGTGTTTCTGCCAATTTCAACATCCTGCTGGTGCAGAATGGCTACCAAATCTAAGTCCCCGGCATGGCAGAGAAAAGAAGGCAAAAACCCTGAAGGGGGGTTGAATGCCAAAGGGCGTGCTTCCTACAACGCTGCCAATCCGGGCAAGCCCGGACTCAAGCCACCACAACCGGAAGGTGGGTCGCGCAAGAAGTCATTCTGTGCCCGGATGTCTGGCATGAAGAAGAAGCTCACTAGCGCCAAAACCGCCAACGACCCCGACTCCCGGATTAACAAAAGCCTTCGGGCGTGGAAGTGCTAAATGGGACGCTTAAATAGGCCAGCAAAGCCGGGGTATGAGTACAGATCCCCGAACCAGACAAACGCTGAAGATTACACTCCTCATCCTTTGGAACACGGGATTCCAAGTCAACGGGCAGATCTTGGCAGGCTAGGTCGGGCGTTAAATAGTAATGAAACACCTGCTCAAGCGGTAGCTAGACGCGGGTCTGCTTTGGGGAATGTCTCACAACGAGACATGGGCATACGCGCAGGATCTCGAACTGGGGTTCGCGGCGGAGTTGCTGCAATGGCATTTGACGCTGGCAAACGCATGGGCGAATCGCTAGATGAGGCGCATCCTGAGATTGGCGATCGCTATATCAATCCAGTGATTGATAAAGTTGTTGAAAAGTCTCGTAACAAAGTTGAGCTTTCTAAAGATGCTAAACGTCGCGTCAAAGAAGAAAGTGATGAGTTAGAAAGAATTCATAAGTCTGTTGATACTCGTGGTGATTATGACTATGAGCCTACGGCTCGAGCAATTGGGATGAAAAAAGGCGGCAAAGTTACTGCCTCATCTCGCGGTGATGGATGTGCCCAACGTGGCAAAACCAAAGGTCGATTCGTGTGATGAAAAAAGTCAAACGCTACAAACAAGGCGACGTTGTTGACGTAGCTCCAGATGATTCTGGTGGCGGCGGTGGCGGCGGCGGTGTTAGTCAAGGTGGTGGCTACGTAAGTTTCTTTGATCGGCCTACGCCAGAGCGTCCTACAGCAACAGCGGCGGACGTTAGAAACGCCAGTAATCTTTACTACAATGACAACGGCGAAATAAGAAGCGGTCTTAGAAACCCCGGACCCCGTATGGCGGCAGACCGTCTTGAAACTCAAGGTGTTGATATTCCGGGTTTGATTGGTAATCGCCCCGGTGTTGGTATGGATATGGGTGAGACAATCCCTAATCCTAACGCCAGAACATGGCGCCGCCCATTACCGGGAATGGCTAAAGGCGGCGCAGTCAAGAAGATGGCTACAGGCGGGGCTGTATCGAAAGCAAGCGCAGCTTCCAAACGCGCTGATGGCTGCGCACAGCGGGGCAAAACCAAAGGCCGGTTTGTGTGATGGAAGGGCAGGTCTGGAACATCATCTTGACCATTGCGGTCAGTGCAGTTGGGTTCATCGTGAAGAATTCATTTGACGAGATCAAACGTATTCAGATTTTGCTCAACCGTACTCGTGAAGAACTTCCTAAAGAGTATGTGACCAAAGCACAGCTTGGCGCGGATATTAATCGCATCTTTGATCGGCTTGACCGCCTTGAAGCTAAGATTGATCGGTTGATGGAAAAACATGCCTAGTAAGAGCAAGAAACAGCATTATTTTATGGAGGCTGTGGCTAACAACCCAGCTTTCGCTAGGAAGGCTGATATTCCTCAGTCTGTCGGTAGAGAGTTCGTACAGGCTGACAAAGGCCATAAATTTTCAAAAGGTGGTGAAATGAAACGCAAAATGATGCCTATGGGCAAAGGCGCTCCTGCTGATATGCCTATGCCGATGCGTCGGCCTATGCCTCCTGCCATGCCTCCGGGCGGTGGAATGGCTCCCCCCGCTGCTCCTCCGATGGGCATGAAAAAAGGTGGGGCGGTCAAGAAGATGTCTAGCGGCGGATCAGCTTCTAGCCGTGCTGATGGCTGCGCTACTAAAGGCAAAACCAAAGGTAAACAGGTCAGGATGGCTGGCGGCGGGATGTGCTGAGATGAAACCGAGCCGTGGAATGGGCGATATTCGTCCATCCAAAATGCCCAAAGCCAAGACGGTTGTTCGCAAGGACAATCCGAATGACGTTGAGGTGTATAAAAAAGGTGGCGGTGTGAATGCTGCTGGCAATTACACTAAACCTAGTTTGCGTAAGCGGATTGTGTCTCAAGTAAAGTCTGCGGCGACTCAAGGTACAGGTGCTGGGCAGTGGTCTGCTCGCAAAGCGCAGCTTGTTGCCAAGAAGTACAAAGCGGCTGGTGGAGGTTACCGTGATTAAAGGTCATGCTGAAGATTGTGCTTTGAATGAAGATGGTCCATGCACTTGTGGCACATATGAAGAGTTAGAGGACTTGGCCCGTGAAGAAGCGGGAGAAGACGGTAAAGACTTTGAATGAAAGACCCCCAGAAGTCTCTTAAAGATTGGGGCGACCAGAAATGGCGCACCAAGAGCGGTAAGCCCTCTAGCAAAACTGGAGAGCGGTATCTGCCTAGTGCGGCGATTGATAGTCTAAGCTCCGCAGAATATGCGGCGACAACCAAAGCCAAGCGTGAAGGCAAGAAAGCAGGTAAGCAGTTTGTAGCGCAGCCCAAGAAGATTGCAAAGAAAACAGCAGGATTTAGATAATGGGCATAGGATCAGGGTTTGCTAGTGGCGGAGGCCAAGCGCCAATAGGTGGTAAAGGTGGTCTATCGACTCCGGTAAGTCAATTGCCCCAACAACCGGGGGCTAATGCTGGCCCCCCTCGGTCCGCCGCCCCTGCTCAATACTCGCAGCCATACCAGCAACGGTACATGCCGCCACAGCAGATGCAGTTTTCTATGGCTGCTCCTCCGCGCCAGTATGTACAACAGCCGTACAACTTGTCTGGGGCATTGAATACAACAAATTTGGGTCAGCAACAGCAGATGTCGCGCCCAATTACTACTATGCCGATAAATTATCCTTCGGCGCAGACACAACAAATGCAACAACCCCCACGTGGATTGATTCTTAGTGGGTACGACCAGCCGCAGCAGCAACAAAGACTACCTCAACAGTACTTCACGCCGCAGCAGTACCAGCAAGATCCGTATATGAACTACGTACGGAACCATCAGCAAGCGATGCAGCAACAAGCGATGCAGCAAGGCGGGGTACGACAACTGCAACAAGCTGATATATTAAGACAGCAACAAGTGGCACAAGCAGCGGCACAGTCACCGGCAGCAGTAGCTCAACGAGCAGCAGCCCAAAGATCGGGGTATGAATACACTCCCCAAGATTACGGCGTTCAATTCTGATGGCATTCACTACCGGCCTATCCACGTTCAATCTTGACCTCAATGATCTTGTTGAGGAAGCGTACGAGCGCGCCGGTATTGAGGTTCGTACTGGCTATGAATTTCGTACGGCACGCCGGTCTCTGAACCTACTAACTATTGAGTGGGCTAATAGAGGCATAAACCTTTGGACGATCCAAGAGGGTCAGATTGTTCTGAATACAGGACAGCTTATCTACCCCCTAGCGGCTGATACGATTGACCTGCTTGACCACGTTATTCGTCAGAACACTGGGTCATCTAGCAACCAGTCTGACATCAATATCACCCGGATCTCAGAGTCCACGTACTCTACGATCCCAAACAAACTAGCCCAAGGGCGACCCATTCAAGTTTGGGTTAATCGTCAGACTGCACAAACAAACGCACAATCCACCACGACTGTGGCTGCAAGTGGAGTTACTCCAAGCGTATCGTCTACGGCCACTACAATCTACTTGACCTCTACGGAGAATATGCCGTCTACGGGTTTTGTAAAGATTGATTCGGAAACGATCAGCTATACGAACATCGTCGGCAACACCTTAACTAATTGTTGGCGTGGACAGAACGGCACTACGGCAACCACCCATGCTGTTGGTACATCCGTGTACATCCAAAACCTGCCTTGCATCAACGTGTGGCCTTCGCCTGATGCTGGTGGGAACTACACGTTTGTGTATTGGAGGCTTCGTCGCCTTCAAGACGCTGGTAATGGTGTGAACGTAGAAGACATCCCATTCCGTCTAGTACCATGTATGGTGGCAGGGATGGCGTTCTACATTGCCATGAAACGCACAGATGTCTCCCCAGATCGGGTGGCGATGCTCAAGGATGAGTACGAACAGCAGTGGTTGCTTGCTTCACAGGAGGATCGTGATAAAGCAGCGGATCGTTTTGTCCCTCGTCAACTGTTCTACTAATCATGCCTTCAAAGTTTGCATCAGGCAAATATTCAATTGCGGAGTGCGACCGATGTGGGCAGCGGTATCAACTCAAGGAACTGAAGAAAGAGGTCATTAAGACCAAGCTCTTCAACATTAAAGTTTGTCCTACGTGTTGGGACCCAGATCAACCTCAGTTATCTCTCGGCCTTTATCCAGTTAATGATCCTCAAGCAGTTCGTGAACCTAGACCTGATGTGAGTTACACGTTGTCTGGGACTTTGAATGATGGGTATCCCGGTGGTGGCAGTAGAATCTTTCAGTGGGGATGGAATCCGGTTGGTGGGGCTAGTGCGTTTGACACGTTACTGACTCCAAATAATTTGGTTTTGCAGGTGCAATTAGGTACAGTAACGGTTGTAACGACATAGGAATTATCATGGAAAAATCAGATTTAGCTCAAGACAAGGCGATGATCAAGAAAGCCGTCAAACAGCATGACGCCCAAAAGCACAAGGGTAGTAAAGCTACGTCTTTGAAGCTCAAGAAAGGTGGCCCAACCACGGATGACCGCATGAAGTACGGGAAGAACATGTCCCGTGTCATGAACCAAGGCAGCAAATAATGGCTACTTTCAGCGCAAAGAAAAACGGCAAAGAGGTTGGCTCTGCTGACGTTTACGCGCCTCCGCACAACATGGAAGGTAAAGCTGGAGCCGATCTAAGCAACAACGGCTACGGTAACGCTAAACGAGTTGAGCTTAGCGACATGGCTGTTAGTATTGGGGCTGCACGTAGTAAACCGTATCCTGATGTCAAAACAACTGGCATCAAAATGCGCGGTACGGGCGCGGCTACTAAAGGTCTGATGTCTCGGGGACCAATGGCGTGAACTATGCCCAGCTTGTAGTTGCGGTCTCCGACTATACGGAGAACACGTTCCAGACGACTGATATGAATACGTTCATCAATCAGGCGGAACAGCGCATCTACAACACGGTTCAGTTTCCTTCGTTACGTAAAAACGTGACGGGAGCTACTAGCCCTGCAAACAAGTATCTAGCTTGCCCTGATGACTACCTGTCATCGTATTCTCTAGCGGTTATTGGCGCAGATGGTTCGTACACCTATCTGCTAAATAAGGATGTAAACTTTATCCGCGAAGCGTATCCAAGCCCTACAGATACCGCGCTTCCTAAGTACTACTCTTTGTTTGGTCCGCTTTCAAGCAACGCTAACGAACTAGTATTTTTGCTTGGGCCTACCCCAGATGCAACATACACAATGGAGTTGCATTATTTCTTCTACCCACCGTCAATTGTCACGGCTGGTACAAGTTGGTTGGGCGATAACTTCGATACAGTATTGCTGTACGGCGCACTTGTTGAAGCCTACACCTTTATGAAAGGTGAGGCTGACATGATGGCGTTGTACGATGGCAAGTACAAAGAAGCACTAGCACTAGCCAAACGTCTGGGCGATGGGTTGGAGCGTCAGGATGCGTACCGTTCTGGTCAATATCGTCAAGCGGTGACCTGATGGCATTTACCGGAAACTGGACAACCAACACGTTCAAGACTGGGCTTCCTAGTGGGACGTTTAACTTCAACACGGGCACGACGCAGGTCTTCAAGATCGCGCTGTACACCAACGCAGCCTCATTAGATGCAACTACCCTTGGTTACACTACTACCGGAGAAGTTGTCGCTTCGGGGTATAACGCTGGTGGACAGGTTCTTGTTATCAGCCAAGTTCCTACTGTGGGTGCTTCCGGTACGACTTCGTACTGGTCATTCAATAACGCCGTCTGGTCTACTGCGGTTACTGCGCGGGGGGCGTTGATCTATTTGGCTGACGGAGCTACAAACCCTGCTATCTGTGTTCTGGATTTTGGTTCAGACAAAACTTCGACCAACACATTCACGGTACAATTCCCAGCAATCACTAACACTTCAGCAATCATCAGGATCGCATAATGCTAGTAAATACCACCCACGGTGAAATGGACGACTCCCTCCTAGAAAAAAAAGAGGGTGTAGTAGATAATGACATTGAACTAACTACTTGGATTGAGTATTGGTTCAATGACGAGTTGGTACACCGCTCTGTACATGTCACCCTTAAAACTTCTCCATTCATGGCCCTAGAAGCCGCTACTTTGGGATAAATCATGGCAAATACTCAATCAATGTGTACCTCGTTCCTTGGAGAGGTGTTAACCGCGACTCACAACTTTGGCGTTGCTCCAATTAGGGCAGCTACCACTGCTGATACGTTCAAAGCTGCTCTGTATTTGGCAAGTGCAACGCTAAACGCTAATACGACAGCGTATTCCTCTACGGGTGAAGTTACTGGCACGAACTATTCGGCTGGCGGAATTACGGTTACAAATGCAACCGCTCCAACTGCAACTAATTCATCTGCTACTGCTGGAGTTGGTTACTGGACTCCATCCGCTTCACTTATATACACAAACGTCACGTTAAGCACCGCGTTTGACACAATGTTTATGTATAACTCGACGCAAAGTAACAAGGCTGTGGCAGTTTATACGTTTGGTTCGCAGACGATCACGGCTGGCAACTTTACGTTGACTATGCCTACAAACGCAACTACTACTGCTTTGCTACGTCTCGCTACTACATAAGGTAGAGTGTGGCGCTCGGCTGGAGTGATAATAGCTGGGGTGACTATGGTTGGGGCGGTGCAATTCCTCTTACGGGGACACTTGCAAACGGAGATGTTGGGACCTTAGGTGTTTCTAATGTTGAAGTCGCCTTAACCGGGACAAGTGCGTCTGGCGTTGTTGGTCAAGTAGTACAGACTAAGATATCGGAATTAACGGGGGTAGAAAGTTCTGGTTTAGCGGGAACTGTAATCCCGAATATTGATACTTCTACACTTGCTGGTTGGGGATACAATACTTGGGGTTCTGAAGGTTGGGGCGGTATATTTCCACGTGGGGTAGACGCTTCTGGTTTTACTGGTACGGTTGTACAGGGTAAGACAGATTATCCAACTAGTGTACTTAGTTCAGGTAATGTTGGCACGGCGGTATCAAATCTTAGTGTCAGTCTTTTTGGAAGTTATGCTTACGGATTAACAAACCTTAATAATTCAGAAAAAGACGCACCTTTAACTAGTACGACTGCTTCTGGTGTTTTAGGGAATCTGGGTGTTGGCAACAGGGATATAGCACTCTCTGGGGTTGGAGCGTTTAGTGAATTAGGTGATATGGTCGATGGTATCGGCCAAGTTGTTACTTCAACATCTGCCGTTGGGCAGGTGGGGACAGTTGTATGGGGTAAAACTGTTTATCTTACGGGGGTTGCAGCCGCTGGGGCAGTTGGAACTTTAGTTCAGAATAGAACTGTAGCTTTGTCTGGAACCGGCGCTGTAGGTGCAGTAGGAAATATTGGTTATCGGTTTTGGTCTGTTATTGATGATACGCAAACCCCCAATTGGGTGGTAATTACGACTTTCTAAGGATTAAAAATGTCAACTTCATACACTTCGTTACTAGGGCTTGCCCTCCCTGCTACGGGGGAGTTGTCAGGTACTTGGGGCGACACGGTTAATAACTATCTCACCTCTTACGTTGATGCTTCAGTTGCCGGTGTTCAGACGGTTAATGCTGATGTTACGTTAACTAAAACTACGGGCACAAGCCTCGGGTCAACGTCTTCTCAGTATGCAATTTTATTGTGTACTGGGCTTTCAGCAAACATTACGATTACGGCCCCAACAGCAAGCAAAACGTATTTTGTAATTAACGCTTCAACAACTTATAGCGTTACACTAAAAGCAACGGGTCAGACTGGGTTTATTATTTACCCCGGAACAAATGTTACCGCTGCATACAACGGTACGGATTTTGTTCCGGTTGGTGGGTATCTTGGCATACCACAGAATATTCAAAGTACTAACTACACCGCCGTGCTTGGTGACGCCGGTAAACACATCTTCCACCCTTCTACAGACAACAACGCTCGCACGTTTACCATACCAGCAAACGCATCGGTTGCGTACCCTGTTGGGACTGTAATAGCGTTTGTAAATATGGCTGCGACTGCGCTTAGTATTGCAATTACTTCGGATACAATGTATTTGGGTAATATTGGATCGACGGGTACTCGTACATTATCTCAATATGGCGTAGCCAATGCTCTAAAACTTACCAGCACAACTTGGATTATTACCGGGACTGCTTTGACATGAGCGGAATTCTTAACGCATTTGTTGGGGGGAGCTACGGGTCAAAACCCGCTGCTCCTACAATTGGAACCGCTACCGCAACGGGAACTACTACTGCAACGGTTTCATATACTGCCCCCGCTTTTGACGGGGGCGTTGCTATTACTAGCTACACCGCGACTTCTAGTCCGGGGGGCCTCACTGGTACGTTGAGCACGGCGGGGTCTGGAACAATTACGGTTACTGGGTTGACTTCCGGCACTGCATACACTTTTACAGTTGCAGCAACAAACTCGGTTGGAACCGGCGCTTCTAGCGCGGCAAGTAACAGCATAACGGCTTGGATTGCACCGGCTAATACGTTTGCTCCAGTTGTGTCTGGTACAGCTACAGTCAGACAAACACTAGTTACAACAGACGGCACGTGGACAGGCTCTCCTACTCCTACGTTTACTTATCAGTGGCAACGTACTGGATCTAACATTGGCGGTGCTAATGCCAACACTTACACACTAGTTGATGCAGATGCCGCTAACACAATTCGCTGTGTTGTAACCGGAACTAACGCCGCCGGTAATAGTAGCGCTAACTCTAACTCCACAGCTTCTGTCGCATCTACTGTCCCAACCGCACCACAGAGTGTGTCGGCTTCTTCTACTGGCTACACTACTGCAACCGTAACATGGAGCGCACCTTCGGGTACGGGTGGTTCTGCAATTACCGGATACAACATTTCTTGGTCTGGCGGTTCTGTTACGGGTGTTACCAGCCCCGCTTCAATTACTGGTTTATCGGCAAGCACTTCTTATACATTTACAGTCACGGCTGTAAACGCAAATGGTTCAAGTGCAGGTACAGCTAGTAATTCGATAACAACATTTACTGCCGCTGGTTATTCTTATGGTGGTGGGTATTGGGCTGGGGTCTTTAACGGGTACAACTTGGTCGTTGCTCCTAAAGCAACGGGGTATACGTCAGGTGTATATGGAATGACTAATGGAGCGCCTTCTCCACTATATGGTAATTCAAGTTTTACTGATGGCGTAAGTAATACTAATACCTTATATAATGGTACTAACGGCACTGGATATGCACCCAATATTGCTACTTGGTGTAAAGGTATAAATAATAGTGGTGGTATCAATGGGTACACAGATTGGTACATCCCATCCCCATTTGAGTTACAGATGATGTACTATTGGTTAAAACCAGATACTGGCAATAACCAAACTAATATACCCAGCGATGGGTACTATAGTGTGGCGCAAGAATATTATTATGGCAATGGACAATATTACGCTCAACCGCTCTATGGCCCCGGTTACAACCCATTTGCGGGAGCGGGGTATTCAGTTCCAAGCACTGGTTGGACCGCTACTGGGTTCCCAACACAAACACCAACCGCCGCGTTCCAAAGTGGTGGTTCAGAAGCTTTTGACACCACTATGTGGACATCTAAAGAAGATAGTATATATTCTGGTAACGTAGGGTTTAATTCCGGTGGAGGTGGCGGTGTGAGTGGCTACTACAAAGCTAGTGCATTCGGTTGTCGTCTTGTTAGGAGGGCTTAAAGTTGTATATTGTTGTTACCCACGTTGATGCAGATACTAAAATTCCTTGCACGGAAGCGCCGATGCGCACTGGGCCGGGGTATCCAGAGGTAAAAAACCTTAGGTTATATTGGTATAACTCTACAGAATGGCCCATTGCCGTAGACCCTAACACTGGCGCATACGAAAAACCGCCTAAATACTATGGTACTTGTGACGATGACGCGGATACCAACATTCCCGGCGTGCTAGGGATATTGACCGTTGATGAGTATCGTTCGTTACGTAATGTAGAATTTCAAAGACGTAAACCACATCCTTCTTGGGTAGGCAACGAAAATACAATGATTTGGTCCCCTCCAATCCCTCATCCAGTAGATGGTTTTCTTTATAACTGGGATGAAACAATTGTTAACTGGGTAAAAATACCTACGCAGCCTGTTTACGAGTAACAAATATGACTGAGAAACTGGAGGCCAAGAGCCAACTTATCGAGAAAACGGCTTTTGCCGTTCTTCCAATTCTCTTCACGTGTGTGGTCTATTTGATGTCCGCATTGGACAAAATCACGCATGATGTAACAGTCCTTAACGCCAAGATCTCTCTGGTTGTCACATCCGACAATAAACAAGCAGCCAATTCCGGGGCTGAACTGGCGCGGGAAAAGTTGCGCCAAGATCTAGAAAAGCAAATCCATGAGAACCGGGAACTTATCCATCTGAACCGCGAGCGCATCGTAATCCTTGAACAAAAAGTCAAGTGATGGAAACATTTGAGATCATTCTCAAGGCATCTCCGGCAATCCTCGCGTTGATCACGCTGATTGTTGTTCTTGCCAAACTCGACCTGCGCGTTGCCGTGCTGGAAGAAAAAGTCAAAACCCTGTTCGACCTCATCAATAAGAGGCCACACAATGGCTGACTTTGGACCTGCGTTTGAAAAGATGATCCACGATGAAGGTGGATACCAACTGACGGACATTCCGGGTGACCGGGGAGGACAAACATATGCAGGGATCGCAAGAAAACCAAACCCCGACTGGGCAGGATGGCAGCACATCGACCGCAAAGACTTTGGGTCGGCTACGCCTCTGGTCCGCGAATTCTATAAAACAAATTTTTGGGATCGTGTCCGAGGTGATGACCTTACGAATCAAGCTATTGCGGAAACCATCTTCAACTTCGCAGTCAACACCGGAGTCGGTGTCGCCGCCAAACTCGCCCAAGTAATTGTAGGAGTTGCTCCAGATGGTGCTATCGGTGCTAAGACGGTTGAACGACTTAACATCTGCACGGCGGAAAAGTTTGTTCCAACGTATGCACTCGCAAAGATCCAACGCTACGCCGCCATCTGCAACAAAGACAGATCCCAGTCCAAGTTCCTGCTCGGATGGATCAACCGCACCCTGCAAGGACTCAAGTAATGGACTTAATTGGGATCGGGTCAATAATTGAAGGCGTGGGTAAGGTTGCCGGTGACCTCATTACCACCGACAAAGAGAAACTCCAGATGGCGCTCGAAGAGCGCAAACTCGATCTGGAGGAAAAGAAAATTGACCAAGCCACTGACTTGGCACAGGTTGAGGTCAATAAGATTGAAGCGGCAAGCTCTAGCTTTTTTGTCGCTGGGTGGCGCCCTGCTGTGGGGTGGGTGGGCGTTCTTGGGTTGGCTTATCAGTTTCTGGGGTACCCCCTAATGCAGTGGCTCTGGGCTTTTGGTCAGGGCTATGACATAATTCCTAAAGGCTTGAACCCTCCCCCGGACCTTGACGTTGAGCAGTTGATGACGCTGCTGGCTGGTCTGCTTGGGTTTGGTGGAATGCGTTCCTTTGAGAAACACAAGGGTGTAGCGAGCAAGTAATGCCACTCAAGAAACTCTTATTTAAAGCTGGAGTCAACCGCGAGAACACGCGGTACACCAACGAAGGGGGTTACTACGAGTCAGAAAAAATCCGCTTCCGGCAAGGTACGCCTGAAAAAATAGGCGGTTGGTTACAGATCTCGGTCAATATATTTCTTGGGATCTGCCGATCACTTTGGACTTGGGTAACGCTAAGTTCGCAGACTCTGACTGGTGTTGGCACAAACCTCAAGTTCTACATTGAAAACGGCGGGGCGTACTACGACGTTACTCCAATCCGCAAAACCAGCACGCTGACCAATCCGTTTGCTACTTCCACAGCGTCCAATTCTGGTGGTAACACCACGGTGACAATCACCGATAATAACCACGGGGCCATAAACGGCGCGTACATCACCATTTACTACTCTGGTGCTGCGCCCACTGTTGGTGGTGTGACTGTTCCTGTTGGTGAATATGTAATTACCTATCTGACCATCAATACGTACAGCATTACTGTTTCTGGCACTGCGTCATCCAATACGACGGGTGGTGGCACAGTCTATGTTTCGTATCAAATTAATCCGGGTCCAGAATATGCAGTCCCGCTTGTGGGTTGGGGCGCGGGACCGTGGAGTTCTGGTACGTGGGGCAATAGCGCTACATCTACCAATGCGTTGCAGCTTTGGAACCAGATGAACTACGGACAAAACTTGTTATACGGTACCCGTGGTGGCCCGCTTTATTATTGGGATGCAACAACAGGATACCAAAACACAGCATTTGTTGTCACTATCGCCAGCCCCGGCGTACTTACACTAGGGTATTCGTTACCTAACGGGACCGCAGTCACCCTGACAACGACCGGCTACCTGCCAACGGGGTTAGTACCGGGGACAGTCTATTACGTAATTAACTCAAGTGGTACCACGTGCAACTTGTCTACCACCTATGGCGGATCAGCTATTAATACTTCGGGGTCTCAATCTGGGACTCAATATATTGCTGCTAGGGGTTACCCTCTCGCCAGTATAGGCGGCTCTGATGGGTACGCCCCGCTGTATCAAAACTCATTTACGGTATCGGACGCTAGTCGGTTTGTCTTGGTGTTTGGTACAAATGATTACGGGGGCACGACCCTTGATCCCATGCTTATCCGGTGGTCTGACCAAGAGTCATTGACTACTTGGTTCCCCGCTATTACTAACCAAGCTGGTAGTTTGCGGTTGTCGCACGGTTCTGAAATTGTTACTACCGTGCAGAGTCGGCAAGAGATCGTTGTTTTTACTGACTCGTCTTTATACTCTTTGCAGTATCTTGGGCCGCCGATAGTGTGGAGTTCACAACTTCTTGGCGATGGTATTTCAATTGCCGGGCCAAACGCGATTGTATTAGCCTCTGGGGTTATATATTGGTTGGGTACGGACAAGTTTTACAAGTATGACGGGCGTGTACAAACGCTTAGCTGTGATCTTCGTCAATATGTATTTGATGACATAAATCAAACTCAGTCCCAACAGTTTTTAGCTAGTACAAACGAAGGCTTTAACGAAGTCTGGTGGTTCTACTGCTCAGCCAACAGCAATGTTGTGGACAAGTATGTCATATACAACTACTTGGAAAACGTCTGGTATTACGGCACGATGGGGCGTACAGCGTGGCTTGATAGTGGTTTAAGTAATTACCCAATTGCTGCTACGTATTCCAAAAATCTTGTCTGGCATGAGAATGGCGTGAATGACTGCACAGACTCTGTTACGGGTCTGCCAATTGAGTCGTACATCTTGTCGTCTGAATTTGATATTGATGACGGACACAACTTTGGTTTTGTGTGGCGCATGTTGCCTGACCTTAAATTTGTTGGATCTACCGCCGCATCGCCTCAAGTAACCATGACGTTGTACCCCATGCAAAACTCTGGTTCGGGGTATAACTCGCCTCTATCTGTTGGCGGTAATGCCTACGCTACGTCTACCCGCACATCTTCGTACCCAATCGAAGTGTTTACTGGGCAGATTTACACCCGAGTGCGTGGGCGGCAGATGGCGTTTAAGATTGAAGGAAACCAGCTTGGGCTGCAATGGCAGCTTGGCGCTCCCCGTATGGACATCCGTAATGATGGTCGCAGATGAGTAATATCGTAGCTCCGCGCTTACCCAACTCAACGGCTGAGTACGACCAAAACTATATTAACGAGCTTACCAACATCTTACGGTTGTACTTCAACCAAGTTGATAGCGCGGTTAATCGACCAAGTACTCCCGTAACGGTAGCTCAGTTATCAAGCGCGGTTATATCCGGTGTAGGCGCTAGGGGGTTTGTTATTGATTCTTCTGTGTCTACATTTGGCTCCACGGTAGCTGGTGGCGGGTCAACTAAAGTGCCTGTCTATTCAGATGGTACTAACTGGAAAGTTGGATGAAACAACGAATTGATCCCAACTACATCGAGTTTGCCGAAGCCGATGACATTTGGATTCGGGCGTATAGCGTAGCCAAGGCTAATACTGTCTTGTCTCAACATGTACACACCCACGACCACATCACGTTGGTATCGAGTGGGTCAATTGAAGCGTGGCAGGACGGTAAAAGTATCGGTGTATTTAATGCACCATCTATTGTTAAAATACCTGCTGGCAAAAAGCACGCATTCCTAGCACTGACAGACAACGTGGTTGTCTGTTGCCTCCACAATCTTCGCGGCACGGATCTGGCCCAACCAGAAATTAAAGAGGTCGAATCATGGTGATGTTAGCGGTAGACGCATTTTTCTCTCTCGATGCTATCGCCGAAGCCGCCGCCGCTGCCGAAGCTGCCGAAGCCGCCCAAGCTGCTTCAATTGCCACTGCTGCTCTAACTGCCGGTGAAATAGGCGCTGGCGCTAATGCTGGTATTACTGCTGCTAGTGCTTTTGGACCACAAAGTGCTATGGCATTAGACGCCGCCGCAGGTGGTGCTGGTTCTGCGATAGGGTCTGCTCCAGCAGGATTAGAACAAGCAACTGCTGCATTGCAAAAAGGAACAGTTACCCAACCCGGACTAACAGAATTAGCGGCAAAAGGACCCGGTTTACCTTCTACACCTGCGCCTAACGGCGGAACAAATTTTGCTGATTTTAATTACCCAGCGTCACAAGCTTCTAGGATACCTATTTCAGCTACGCCTATTCCAGCTACAACTTCCGCTGTTCCTCCCCCTTCAGTTATAACGGCTGGAGAATATTCTCCGTTCGGCTCAGCAAGTTCATACGCAAGTCCAACAGTTTATCCGTCTGGTATCACTTCCGCTGCACCGCCTCCTGTAGTGCCACCTTCAGTCGCACCGCCCCCTCCAGTCGCGCCGCCCCCTCCAGTCGCGCCGCCTACTACTCCCGGTTTCTCTCCAGATCCTAGGCTCGCAGGTCAACCGTCTTTAAGTAGTCAACTACTTAATCAGACAACTACAGCGCCTTTAGCAGAACCCCAATCTGCGTTTATGAAGGGCCTAGATAAAGCGATGGAGTTTGTGGATAAGTATCCTAAGACTTCGCTGGCTGGTGCGTATATTGGTGCAAATGCTTTGGGGCTACTCAAGCCAAATTACGGCAGTTTCAACAGTGCTCCGTACGATGGCCCGTTGAGCAAATATAAACTCTCGCCAAACTACAAGGCGACGGTTGCTAATCCGTCACAGTATCAATACGCCCCTCGATACGCTGAAGGCGGCATCATGCAGATGGCCCAAGGCGGTGTTACGGGCAGTGGGAACCTGACTTTGAACGTACCTATCGGTTTCGGTGGGGACCAGAACAGCACGCAATCTACCCCTAACTATGCTTTTGGCAACGAAAACTCAGGGGCAAATACCGGATTTTTTGGTCAAAACAGCACTCAAGTCAACGCTCCAGTAAACCCACAAGGTTCAACAAATTCTTTCATGGCTCAACAGGCGGGCACTCCTGACCTGATGCAGTCATTGCAGCAACTCAAACCCGATGGTCAGTCGGCTCCTATTAACGTAGGTGGGCCAGCCGATGTTAGCCAAGACCAGAATCAACCACAAAGGTTTGCCCGTGGGGGTTCTACAGGCAACTTGTCTAGTTCATTGGACTACTACACCAAGATGATGGAAGGCGAAAAGCCTAAGATCCCAGCGCAGCATCCAACCGATGCGGGTATCTATAGCGACACCGATCCTGATACTCGCAGCCTTGACCCTTACTCTGCGGCGCGGGTCCGTCTAGCCAAGACTAATAAACGTGCTTACGTGGCTGCTCCATCATTCCCCGCCCCAACCCCGATGGGTCAACTAAATCTTAATCCACTCGGAGCTAAAGCTGATGGTACTCAATACCTAGAAGCGGCAAAGGGCGGTATCATGGGGCTTAGTGATCTTGGAGGGTACGCCGCTGGTGGAAACCCACGTTTGCTAAAAGGACCGGGGGATGGCATGTCGGACAACATCCCGGCTACCATCAATGGACGACAACCGGCTCGTTTGGCTGACGGGGAATTTGTGATCCCTGCTGATGTGGTCTCCCATCTTGGGAATGGCTCAACAGACGCTGGGGCTAAAGTGCTTCACCAGATGATGACTAAAGTGCGGCAAGAGCGCACCGGCAATCCCAAACAAGGTAAGCAAATAAATCCCCGTAAGTACATGCCACGATGATTCAAGTTTCAATGGTCCCCAAAGAGTTAATCCATACTTGCTGGGAAACTGTTGGGCCATTTCTGGATCGGGCGGCTAGATATACTTACGGTAGGTACACTGTAGACGATATCCATACCGCAATAGTAGATTACGAACATGATCTATGGGTTGCGTTTGAAGGTAGTGAGATCAAAGGCGCAGTGGTCACAAACTTCATGAACTACCCAAAACGCAAAGTCCTATCTTTGACTTTCTGTGGCGGTGTTGAACTGAGCAAATGGAAAGACCCAATGCTTGACTTGATGCGTAGGTATGCCAAAGATATGGGATGCGACGGAATCGAAGCTACTGCTAGGCGCGGTTGGGCTAAAATATTTCAAAACGACGGGCATAAAAGCCTATGGGCAACATTTGAACTGCCCCTCGAAGGAGTGAATCATGGGTAAGGGCGGCGGTGGCGGCGGGCAAACTCAGTCTACGGTAACGAATACCAATATCCCCGAATATGCTCGTGGATATGTAGAGAACATGCTGGGTGCGACCCAGAATCAGTTGTTCAATACCACTACAGATCCTACTACGGGTGAAACCGAACTAGGATCGCTCAGACCTTACCAAGCGTACGGCGGGACGTACGACGCGTCTGGGAATATGACTTCCTATGATCCTAGCAAAGCAATTGCTGGGTTCACGCCAATGCAGCAGATGGCGCAGAATGGTATTTACAATCTGCAAATGCCGGGGCAATTCGATGCCGCCAGCCAGTACACCGCTGACGCAATGCAGCGTGCTGCCAACGCTGGATACAATCCCGGTCAATTTACGATGGGGCAAGCTTACGCTCCTGATGTAAATTACTATCAGATGAACCAGCCCACAGATATTATTGGGCAACAAGCTGGTGGTTACAACTTAGGTAGTGCTCCTACTGCTCAAGCAGAACAAGGTAGAGCACAGACGGGCACGGCGCAAACTGGTTCGGCGGCGCAATTAGGTGACGCTTATACGATTGGCACTGCCGAAAAAATGACTGCGGCTCGGCTTGGTAATGCTCCAACAATGGATGCAGCCCTAGGCGATGCTGCTCGGTTGGGCGATGCTGCCACAATGAAAGCTGAACAAGCTGGGATTACTCAGCTTGGTGATATTCCTATGTATAGGGGTCAGCAGCTTAGCTATAACCCAACAGACGTTAGGTACGACAAAGTTACTGCGCCTACGCTGAGAGACTTGCAAATGCAAGCGGCGGCGGATGTTGGGACTTCATCATTTACTCAGCCCGGATCAGCCCAAGCGTACATGTCCCCCTACATGCAGAATGTGGTGGACATCCAGCAACGCGAAGCACAACGTCAGGCAGATATTGCAGGAACCAAACGTGGTTCTCAGTTTGCTCAAGCTGGGGCTTTTGGCGGGTCGCGTCAAGCTATTGAGAATGCTGAAGCTGCCCGTAATTTGGCTACGCAGAAAGGTGATATCCAAGCTCAAGGATTGCAGTCGGCGTTCCAAGCTGCACAAGGACAATTCAACACTGAACAACAAGCGCGACTTCAAGCGGAGTTGGCTAACCAACAGGTTCAGCAACAGGCTGGTGTTCAGAATCTGAGCGCGTTGCTTCAGACGCAGGGTCTTGGCGCACAGACCGGCATGACCGCGCAGCAGTTAAACCAAGCAGCGGGTATTGATACAAGCAAGTTTAATCAACAGCAGCAGTACAATACTTCGCTACAGAACGCGCAGATGCTGCAACAGCAGCAACTCGCCAATCAATCGATGCAGGGTCAGTATGGTCTACAACAAGGCCAGATGAATCAAGCAGTTAATTTGCAAAACGCTGCTCAACGTCAAGCAGCTAATGCGGCTAACCAAGGCGCGTTGAATCAGTTTGGATTGCAGCAAGGTTCGATGGATCAGCAGATGGCTATGGCTAATCTTGCTAATCAACAACAAGCTGCGGCTAACAATCAAGCCCTTTCTGGTCAGTACGGCATACAACAAGCCCAACTGACTCAAGCTGCTAACGCTGCTAATCAAGCTGCTCAGAACCAAATCAATTTGGCAGACCAAGCACTTCTTGGTCAATATGGTTTGACCCAAGGTCAAATGAACCAGCAGATGGCGATGGGTAACGTCGCTAATCAGCAGCAGATGGCAATGGCTAACCTTGCCAATCAGCAACAAAACATGATGGCTAACACTGCTAACCGGCAGCAGGTTG